GCGGGCTTCCTTGGCGGTCTCCGAACTACCCCCGGAATAGGCGTCGCCATGGGCGCCGCCTTCGGTCACCTGTGAAGCATGACCCTCGTAATGTGTGCCGGTACTCTTGTGGTGGTGGCCGTGAGAAGTCTGGCTCTTGCCCTGCTTGTGGTGCCTGTGTGCCATTATCTATCTCCCTTACGAAGCAGGCATCGTGCCCCAGACGGCACGCCAGTCATAATAACCGAAGCTATAGCGCTGGTAACCCTTGACCAGAAGGTTATCCGTGGTGAATTCAACCGACATATCCATCTCGAATGGAATGCGGTTCATGAAGATCAGGCCATCCACGTTTGTCAGCAGGAACCAAGCATACTGGTTGGTCAGATAGTCATTGATGATAAAGCCTTCCTTGAAGCTTTCATTCATGCCAAGGATGGCATTGACATCGTTGGCTGCCGTTCCCGGCCTCAGTTCTGAGCGGAACAGGCGCAGGCAGACCGGTTCCAATTGTGTCGGAATCACGGCCTTGCGGCCTCTTGCATAAATCTTCAGGCCCGCATTGTCGCGCCAAGTCGATCTGACCGTGATTGCCGCGTCGAGAAGTGAGGTTTCATTCAGATCGGTATCCACTGCAGGACGGTTACCGATAGTATTGCCATCAATGGGATGGGCCGCCGAGAACAGGGAAACACCGTCGCCGCCGACGTTGGCATTGAATACGGTTCCGGTATTGAAGAGATTGGCGCCGTAGATTTCTTCCGTCTGCTGAAAGGACGCCATCAGGCCATCATTGGAGGGGCCGAATTCAGCCTTGTATAAGTTATCGTCAATCGCCTTTCTGGTAATGGCATAACCAAGGCCGATTTCATTGTGCTCTTGGTTATAGACATATCGCTCGCCAGCCGCATTGTCGAAGGCGGTAACACCACCTTCCTGCTTAAGCTGGGCGAGACCCAGATAGCGCATCGAAGCCCGACGCTCCAGCGCCATCTTGCTTTCCGTAGTCTTGAAAAGCTTGGGCCATTGGCGCTCGATCTGCTCATACTTGCCAGATATTCCCCAAAGTCCGGGCAAAAGTAAGTCGCGGATTTGGGCGAGTGCGACGGGCATAGGTTAACTCCTATTAAACGCCAGTTAGCTGAAGTCGATCAAAGTTATTGGGAGCGACGATCACAATCTGACCGGCAGTCGTGTTATCCGTCCCGTTGGACCCCGGAGGCGCCCAATTGGAGTAGAAGTCCACGAAACGGAACGGAAGGGTGTTGGTGGTAACTGTAGAGGTAGAAGCCAGAACAATACCGGAGACACCAGTGGTGAGATTTCCAGCGGTGGCTGAAGTAGAAAAGTAGCCAACATTCAGACCGACCTGACTGGAATTAAGTACGGAACAGGAAACCTGTACCGTATAAAGCATCTCTGGATCGGTACAAATCCACGCCTGCACGTCGGCAGTGCCGGACGAAGTCGCAACCGATCCGGGGAAATACGGCGACCAGACCTTGCGGTTGACGGTATTGTTGTAATATTCGCAGCCGAAGAAGATGCCGCGTACCTGTGACAGACCTGAGCTGACGCCGGTCACATAGGGAGCAAAACCGGCAGCACCGGTTGCCGGGCCTGACGAAAGCGTAATAACGGGATCGCCAGTAAAGATAACGCTGGTGTCCGAAGACATGATCGTCAGCGTTTCAAAGCCAGCAGTCGGCGCTCCGCCGTCCATGCGGCGCCACTGACGAAAACCATAAGGTGCGATTGTATTGGCCATGTGATAGCTCCTTTCACCCTTGGAAGGGTTGTTTAGGGGCCATCACAGCGCGTGACGGAGGGAATAAGGCCAGCGCGGCCTTAATTGGGGTATTTTTATGTCTAAACTATGTAAAAGTCAATTTTAGCCTTATTTTTCAGGAACGTCGAAGCGTTCGTAACTCTTGGAGACCTTCCTTGCCTGTCTGGCAGATGGGTGCTGGGTGTCGAATGCCATACCTTGTACATCGCCGCCGCGCAGTTGCTGCTCCTTGGCCTGCACCTGACTGCGAGCCTTGGCGTACTCCCGTGCTTCAACCCGCTGGCATTCCTCTTCCGATTTCTCCATCAGGATCAGCCCATCGTACTCGATCTCGCCTTCATATCCCTTGGGAGTGAACATGCCGGGGTGACGGGAAGCCGGGACCGGAGTCCAGCCTGTCATCTGGAAGCGTCCGTATCTGCGGGTTTGTGGCTGTCCCAAGACCGACAGGGTCTTCCAGTTGTAACGCATGCCGTCCGGGATGATCTCCGGAGGGATATAAAGCATGTTGTTTTCGTCTTCGATGTTTTGCTGAAGAACAGTCTTTTCCGGCTCAACCCGTACCGGGGGAGCCTTTTCCTTGTTTTTACTTCCGGGTGGCCTGCCTCTGGGCATGATTGCCTCCTATTATTTTATTGGTAACCGCCATTGGCCTTAATATCGTTAAGTTTCTGCAGGCCTCTGGCGTAATCGATCTCGGAAATACCGGAAAGTCTGGCGACTTCCCTCTGTTCCGGAGTCAGCGTGATCTTGGTGGTGGTCGGCCTTCCGGAGGCTGGACTGGTTGCTTGCCGTGACGGAGGGGCCGACACGATCTGGGAGCTTTCGTCTTCCATGTCTTCCTCTCCTTCTTCCTGTGGCGGTTTCTTGTATCCCATCCTCATTTCCAGATGATCGAAATACTTTTGCGTTCCCGGCTGCATGTTCAAATCCACGGCTTCGGCATGGGCGCCCTGCAGACGAAGGTTCTTGTTGGTATTGGTTACTGTTTCAGGGTGACTCTTCAGCCAATCTCTCTGGCTTGGCAGCAAGTTTGGCATCTGGTCAATAAATTGCTCAGGTGTCTGCGGTTGTGAAGGCTGTTGCTGCTGGGGCCGCTCCCTTGCAGCCTTGGCCTGTGCCGCTTCGCGAGTTCTTTGAGCCTCCAGCGAAGCCTTGCCATCCTCAAGCTGCGCAAGGCGGCTTTCAGCCCTAGCAAGCTTGCGGCTCGCTTCCGCCATCGCCTTGGGATCGTTGGCTTCGCTCGCGCGAGCGATAATCTCCTGAGCACCTTCGGCTTCTCCCTCGGCAGCCGAAATGGCATTCAATATAGCCTGATACTCCGCATCCTGCGCCTGATAGTAGGAATTGTGAAACCGTTCCTCGCTTTCCCGGGCGTAGCGCTGGGCTTCCTGTATCTGCTGGTTCATCTGGGCAACCTGAAGGTCTGAGGCTTTACGCATCTCCTCCAGTTGCTTGCGCAGCGAGACTTTCTCGTCGTCCTCGGCTGGAGCCTGCTTCTTGACAGGCCTTTCCTGCTTTTCCCTGACTTCAGGAGAGGCCGCCTCCGGTGTCTCTATTTCGACAGTACCTTCCGGCTCCAAGGCAATGGTTACCGGCTGATCCTGCGGGACCTTGGCAATCTCTTCCTTGGTTCTAAGCGGACGAATGCGGGGCATGACACGCTCCTAATAAATATCACTGGGTTCTTTGGTACGTATCCGGATCGTCCGATCCGTCAGGACGCGGCAGGCAGTGTCTCTGATAGTCAGCGGCCAGCCATCACCAATGCGATAAACCACCCAATCTCCTACTTCCACGTTCTGGCCAAGGAAATTTTCTAAGTCTGTATCAAGAAAAGCCGCTGGTCCTTTCTTGAGAACTAATCCGACTTTTCCCTGATATTCATCCTCTTTTACATTAACATCAGGTCTTAGGATACCTCCCTTGGTAATATTGGGCCTGACATAGGTGCCTACCAATATCTGGTTATGGAATATCTCGATATGCGAGAGATCACCGATACAATCCAGAATGGCCTGCTTGGGGTCTTGGCTCTCGCTGATGATCTTGGTGTTCTTGGCGGCGACAAGATTCATTTATTTATTTCCTCTCTGATGGCGTCACAGGAATCCTCTATATCCCGTAAAGCCCTCAGATAGCCAAGATTATATTTATAATCGGCGAAATTATCGACGCCATTGCCGGTCAATGTCTCGACCCGGCTAGACCATAATTCCCGAATTGTTTTCAGCAGAAGCTTCTCAAACAGCGTTTCCATCAGCGCCTGCTGGTATGGGCCTTCTCAAGCCTACCCTCGCCAGTTTCACCACCACCATGGATATTGTGGCCAGCCATCGGCAGTTTCTCGGGGATCGTGCTGACGCCGCCGCCACGGGCATATTTCTTCAGTGCGCTTCCCTTGACCATACCCTTGACGATCTTTCTGTCTTCCTTGGCATCGCTATGGCGGCCACCGCGCTTGAATTCGACAGGCGGAGGAGTTGTCGGACCTTTCGGGACCTTGATACGTTTCTTGCTGCCCTTGATTTCCTCAAACGGGCTGGGCGGCAATGGCGTTACCGGTCCCTGCTCATCATCGTCGGCTGCACCACCAGCCTGATACTTGGTCCTGCCACCGTGCTTCTGCATCGGAGGCGGTACCGGCCCTTGCGGCGGCATCGGCGGAGCCGCCCCGGCTCCCGGAGGCGGCGCAGCCGCAGCATCCGGAGGCGCCGCTGCCATAAGAGCGGCCATATCCGGTTTGGTCTTTGACCTGTGCTTGCCGAACCTACCGCCACGCTTCATGCCGGAAGCGCCGGATTTATGCCTGTGCTGCATGCTGGCAGAGCTTTCCCGGATACCACCGGCCATGTTCTCGCCAACGGAATTCATTTTGGAAATGTCGAGATTGCCGGTCCTGCCCATGGACTTCATCTTCTCGCGACCGGTACGTCGGGCATCCTTGGCGTGCGGGTGCATCCTAGTGGTCCTTCAAGGTTTCAGGGTGAGGCATATCGGCAGGCTTGACCTTGTCTCTTTCCTTGTTGGCACAGGATATTCGTTCGGCCTTGGTTTCCGGGTGTTCGCCCTGCACACCAAGCATATGATGCTTGGCGCTGCGGTATTGTTTGATTTCTTTTTCCAGAGGATGGGCCATTTCTTATCCTATCTCCAATTCTAAGGGGAGGCAAAAGTCATTGTCATTTCTTCGACTTGGCGGCTGGTTTCGGCTTGGGTTTCGATTTTGCTACCTTGATCTGGGCATCGGCGCCAATCTTGGCGATCTTTTCCTTGCTCTTGAGTTCGGCCTTCTTGTGCTCCAGTTCCTTGTCCTTGTGACCCAATTCCTTGGTCTTGTGCTTCATCTCCGCCTTGTCTTGGGCCTGATCATGCTTCATCTCCAGCCGGTCCATTTCCTGTTTATGTTCCAGCTCGGCATGGTGCTTGTGTTGTTCTAGCTGCATATCCTGATCGTGTTCTTCCCGGGCTATCTGCATATCGTGCTCATGACGCTCTCGGTCTCGCATCATCTCATGCCGTTGCTTCATATGCTCGTGCTGCATATCCATGACCATGCCGCCAGCCTTGAAGGCCTGCTCGGTCATCTTGTCCTCGGCATCCATCTGCCGTTCGTGCTCGGACTGCTGCCGGTCCAGATGGTGCTGCAACAGCATCTTGACGGTATCGCCCACGGCATCGTTGTGGACTTCCTGTCCATGGATGATCTGCTCGTTCTGGATACGCAGCCGCTCCAGCGCGATCTTGTATTGTTCCTGCTTCTCCTTGGACATGCGGTCCTGCTGCTTGTCCTGAGACTGCATCATCTGCAGTTCCCGCTTTAACTGCAGTTCCAGTAGCTGCATCTGGGCCTGCTGCTGGGTGGATTGCGCCTTGGCTTGGGCTGCAATCAAGCTCGGATTGGGCGGCGGAGGTGTCGGGGTCTGCTTGAACAGGCCTTCCGGATCGATGCCTGCAATCCGCATGATCCTTGTATCGACCGCTATCGGGTCATACAGATCGGGTGCTGCGCTCTGCAAGGTCTTGATTACCACCGCCTTGGCAATCCGGTGCATGCTGGTGGGATTGTTGGGGTCCGCAACCGGAATCAGATTGGCATTCTTTAATGCCGCAATGAACTGACCTTTCTGCCAAGGAATGGTCGGATGGGCATTGTGCCGCCAGAAAGCCTCCGGGTCTTCCCTAAAGCGCTCCTTCAGAAGCTTGAATTCCTTGGCCTGCGCCGATGTCAGCCGCTTGTGGACGGCATCCATCATCTTGGTAGCCTGTTCGATCAGGGCCAGCGTCGTGCCTACCGGGGCCTCCTGATTGCCCTCGCCGACGTTCATTTCCGCCGTACCGCCGACACGCGACCCTAACTGCTCGATATTCTGGGTTAGCTGCATGAAAGCCGACCCCGGCTCCTTGTAGGGCAGGGGCATCACGGCATCGGATATTTTCAGGCTTCCTGTATCGAGTGGAATACCGCCGCCGGGTGGAATGCGGAATTGATTGGTTAACTGGCGGCCAAACTGCTTGGCATAAACAAAGCCGGGGAAAGAGGAAAACATCCCGGCATCCAACTGAATCCGCCAAGCCGCTGTCAGCGCAGTCGTCGTGTTGCCCAAGATATGAATAAGTCCAATGCCATAGAAACCAAGAGCGCGAACAAAAGCAAAGTCCACAAAGTATTGCTTGGCAATGCACATCTCGTCGTCTTGGCGCCAGTTGCGGCGCACCGAGAGGATTTTGTGACTGTCTTTGTGTAAAGTGACGACCCAAGGAAGCTCCAGCCCGGTATGCTTGCCGTTCTTCTTGTGTTCGAATCCGGCGATATCCAGTTCGCAGTAGCATTCGTAGATTTCGTAATCGACATCTTCCGGCCTTTGTAGATAGGTCGTGGGCGTGATGCCCTGCAGCTCCATTTTCTTTTCCTTGACGGGGTCCGGCGACTGCCTGATCGGCTGCGTCAATTCCACGTCAAGATAGGCGCCGATCATCTGCATCCGCTTCAGCCAAGACGGCTTCATGTGAATGCGGTGGGTAACCCGCGTGCAGCTTTCCAGATCGGTCTCGGCATTGGAGACGATCAGGTCTTCGGCGTCGATGCTCTCGGAGACAGGCCTTTGCCGGATCGGGCAATTATAGACTTTCTTGATACCTTGGCCGCCGCATCCCACCCAGAACAGC